TTACTTCTTCGCCTCTGCAACCACTTTACTACCCACGCCGCGGTTATTGTATTCCCACATGCGGTTGTAGTTAGTGTCATTCAGATTGCGCTGTATTTCGTCGTTATCATCTACGCTGCCGGTATTACCCGCAAACGGACGATTAGAGATCACCGCATCGGCCCACGGTTTAGCCGTGTTAAAACCTTCGTTGATGGCGCTATCACGGATCACCACCTGACCGTTGGTATTGGCATCAACATCCAGCGAGCGGCCCAGTTGCGCCACACCATCACCGAAAGCATTGAAACGGCTGTTTACGGCGAGGAAACCGTAGTAAATGTTGGACAGCGTAGCCGGTGCAAACACATACGCTTCTTGCTGAGTACGTGAGTTCACCACGCGGAATTCGGTGTTATCGAACACCACTGCGCCGCGACCAGAAACGATATCCACATCCCCTTCAATGTAGCTGTTGGTCACCAGCGTACGCGGCTGACGGTTGGTTTCCAGACGGTTCTGCACACCGCTGTTGGTGACAAAGAAGGTGTTCTGACGACCGAGAATGTTAACGTTGTTAATCTGTACCTGGTCACCATCAGTACGCAGTGCCACCGCCGGATGGTTACCTGCATCTACGCTATCGCCCAGCGTGTTTTCGATGGTCAGATTTTGCAGTTGCAGGCCATTGTTTTGTGACCAGAAGACCGCAGAGCAGAGAACACCGATACTGTCGCTGCGTTTGCTCTGGCAGCTATCGTACATATACCACGCTGGTTTACCTGGCATATATTTGCCGCGCGGGTTGACGTCGTGACGCCAGTCGGCAGGGCTCATGCCACCATCAAGGGAAAGCCCAATCTTCACATCAATCGGTTTTTCACCTGTACCGTACAGAGTAATTCCACCCGGAGCGGCAGGGACATATACCGTTCCCTGATACTCACCAGGCATCACGGCAATATACTGGCGCTTGTTGGTACGCTTGATAATTGCCGCATCTACCGCCGCCTGAATCGTGGTATGCGTTACACCTTGAGTGCCCGCCGGGCCGACAACAAAGTCAGGTTGCGCAGGCAGGGTAATCGGGGAAGGATTCCACGCTGCAGCACCTGGTGTCAGGGATGCAAAATAGTGTTGAGCATCGAAATTCTGCGCTTCTTTTGCCGACAGAATCGGGCGAGAAGAGGTACCAGGCGCGGTTTGATCAGAAGGACGTTGATCGGGCGGGGTTGAGCTACAGGCGGTCAGCGTCACGCCAAAAGCCAATGCCAGCGCCAGACGGGAAACTGAAAATGTGTTCACAGGTTGCTCCGGGCTATGAAATAGAAAAATGAATCCGTTGAAGCCTGCTTTTTTATACTAAGTTGGCATTATAAAAAAGCATTGCTTATCAATTTGTTGCAACGAACAGGTCACTATCAGTCAAAATAAAATCATTATTTGATTTCAATTTTGTCCCACTCCCTGCCTCTGTCATCACGATACTGTGATGCCATGGTGTCCGACTTATGCCCGAGAAGATGTTGAGCAAACTTATCGCTTATCTGCTTCTCATAGAGTCTTGCAGACAAACTGCGCAACTCGTGAAAGGTAGGCGGATCCCCTTCGAAGGAAAGACCTGATGCTTTTCGTGCGCGCATAAAATACCTTGATACTGTGCCGGATGAAAGCGGTTCACGACGAGTAGATGCAATTATGGTTTCTCCGCCAAGAATCTCTTTGCATTTATCAAGTGTTTCCTTCATTGATATCCCGAGAGCATCAACATGCAATGTTGTTGGGATGGCAATTTTTACGCCTGTTTTGCTTTGCTCGACATAAAGATATCCATCTACGATATCAGACCACTTCATTTCGCATAAATCACCAACTCGTTGCCCGGTAACAACAGCCAGTTCCATTGCAAGTCTGAGCCAACATGGTGATGATTCTGCTGCTTGATAAATTTTCAGGTATTCGTCAGCCGTAAGTCTTGATCTCCTTACCTCTGATTTTGCTGCGCGAGTGGCAGCGACAGGGTTTGTTGTTATATGGCCTTCAGCTATTGCCTCTCGGAATGCATCGCTCAGTGTTGATCTGATTAACTTGGCTGACGCCGCCTTGCCCTCGTCTATGTATCCATTGAGCATTGCCGCAATTTCTTTTGTGGTGATGTCTTCAAGTGGAGCATCAGGCAGACCCCTCCTTATTGCTTTAATTTTGCTCATGTAATTTATGAGTGTCTTCTGCTTGATTCCTCTGCTGGCCAGGATTTTTTCGTAGCGATCAAGCCATGAATGTAACGTAACGGAATTATCACTGTTGATTCTCGCTGTCAGAGGCTTGTGTTTGTGTCCTGAAAATAACTCAATGTTGGCCTGTATAGCTTCAGTGATTGCGATTCGCCTGTCTCGGCCTAATCCAAACTCTTTACCCGTCCTTGGGTCCCTGTAGCAGTAATATCCATTGTTTCTTATATAAAGGTTAGGGGGTAAATCCCGGCGCTCATGACTTCGCCTTCTTCCCATTTCTGATCCTCTTCAAAAGGCTACCTGTTACTGGTCGATTTAAGTCAACCTTTACCGCTGATTCGTGGAACAGATATTCTCTTCCATCCTTAACCGGAGGAGGGAATATCCTGCACTCGCGTACCCATCGACGAACTGTTTCAAGGCTTCTTGGGCGTCGTTGGCGTGCGTTCCACTCCTGAAGTGTCAAGTACATCGCAAAGTCTCCGCAATTACACGCAAGAAAAAACCGCCATCAGGCGGCTTGGTGTTCTTTCAGTTCTTCAATTCGAATATTGGTTACATTGTTTTCATATATGAATAAATAAATTAGCTTTTTTCGTTGCCTTCGCGTTCTTTATTAATTTTGACAAACTTGTTTTTACCACGCTCTCCAAATGCGTCTTTAGAGTCGTTGTATCCGCAATCGCAGCACACATAATCACCAGACCATCCACGCATTGTTTTTTCTTTTGCAATATTTCCAGAACCGCATTTTGGACAAGACATATCACTACCTCCAAAGCATGAGTGAGATGACAACGTAACATTGATTGGAGATTAACAATAGATTGCTGATGTAAAAGATATGTATAAGCTTCGCTTTCAAAGTGGAGGCTCTGGTAGCGGCATCCAGTGAGTTACGTCATCCAAGATATTTCCTGATAAATACGTGAAAGCTCTATATTTTTTGTAATCAATTGGATTTACAACCCAGTTCCAATATGCGGCCACGATTTCACCTTGACTAAATGCCAGTAACATTTTGGTGTCTTCCGGCATTCGATCACTACAGCTTATCCAACCACCCGGAGTTACCGGAGAGTTGCCGCGTTCTTTAATGTGCAAGCGAGGCTCACCATCTTTTGGTTCAGGCCACTGGCGTTCCATGTTGATCTTCAATTTATTTTCCATAGCAGCGGTAATTTCAGCATCACTGATACCAGCACGGCGCTGTGCATCCCACAACAGAAACTGCATATCAGCCCACTCGCTAAGATCGTCTGGTTCGGCTGCGGCTTCCAGTGCCTCTTTTGAGAGATGTTTCAGCGGACCAATGGGGCCAACGCAGCCAAATGTGGAGTCAGACCATTTGGCATGCTCGTGGCGAATCTGTTCGCGTTCCAGTGAGGCGAGAGCGATTTTAAATGCTGTAAGCATGTGTGCTTGATCGTTGTCGAGTCCGAATGGCATTTCATCTCGTGCTGACTCAATACTGGTAATCGTATTTTGTAGCCATTCTTTGGTAAAAGTGCTCATCGTAAAATATCCTCTATACTGGTAAGTCCTTCATTATTTAGCCAGATCATGGCGTCATCCGGCAACTTGCTGTCTGGTTTGGCGTTTTTGAGAGAGGAACTCAGTCGCTTAATCCACATTGTCACCTCAGTAATGCGCCTGTCTTTGCCTTCCAGCTCAACACGCAGCTTCCCTACCGTTAGCGCAATATCCTCGTTCTCCTGGTCGCGGCGTTTGATGTATTGCTGGTTTCTTTCCCGTTCATCCAGCAGTTCCAGCACAATCGATGGTGTTACCAATTCATGGAAAAGGTCTGCGTCAAATCCCCAGTCGTCATGCATTGCCTGCTCTGCCGCTTCACGCAGTGCCTGAGAGTTAATTTCGCTCACTTCGAACCTCTCTGTTTACTGATAAGTTCCAGATCCTCCTGGCAACTTGCACAAGTCCGACAACCCTGAACGGCCAAGCGTCTTCGTTCATCTATCGGATCGCCACACTCACAACAATGAGTGGCAGATATAGCCTGGTGGTTCAGGCGGCGCATTTTTATTGCTGTGTTGCGCTGTAATTCTTCAATTTCTGATGCTGAATCAATGATGTCTGCCATCTTTCATTAATCCCTGAATTGTTGGTTAATACGCTTGAGGGTGAATGCGAATAATAAAAAAGGAGCCTGTAGCTCCATGATGATTTTGTTTTTCATGCTCACCGTTCCTTAAAGACGCCGTTTAACATGCCGATCGCCAGGCTTAAATGAGTCGGTGTGAATCCCATCAGCGTTACCGTTTCGCGGTGCTTCTTCAGTACGCTACGGCAAATGTCATCGACGTTTTTATCCGGAAACTGCTGTCTGGCTTTTTTGATTTCAGAATTAGCCTGACGGGCAATGCTGCGAAGGGCGTTTTCTTGCTGAGGTGTCACTGAACAAGCCCCATGTCGGCAAGCATAAGCACACAGAATATGAAGCCCGCTGCCAGGAAAATGCATTCAGTGGTTGTCATACCTGGTCTCTCTCATCTGCTTCTGCTTTCGCCACCATCATTTCCAGCTTTTGTGAAAGGGATGCGGCTAACGTATGAAATTCTTCGTCTGTTTCTACTGGTATTGGCACAAACCTGACTCCAATTTGAGCGAGGCTATGTGCCATCTCGATACTCGTTCTTAACTCAACGGGAGATGCTTTGTGCATACAGCCCCCCCCCGTTTATTATTTATCTCCTCAGCCAGCCGCTGTGCTTTCAGGGGATTTCGGATAACAGAAAGGCCGGGAAATACCCAGCCTCGCTTTGTAACGGAGTAGACGAAAGTGATTGCGCCTACCCGGATATTATCGTGAGGATGCGTCATCGCCATTGCTCCCCAAATACAAAACCAATTTCAGCCAGTGCCTCGTCCATTTTTTCGATGAACTCCGGCACCATCTCGTCAAAACTCGCCATGTACTTTTCATCCCGCTCAACCACGACATAATGCAGTCCTTCACGCTTCATACGCGGGTCATAGTTGGCAAAGTACCAGGCATCTTTTCGCGTCACCCACATGCTGTACTGCACCTGGGCCATGTAAGCCGACTTTATGGCCTCGAAACCACCGAGCCGGAATTTCATGAAATCCCGGGAGGTAAACGGGCATTTCAGCTCAAGGCCATTGCCGTCACTGCATAAACCATCGGGAGAGCAGGCGGTGCGCATACTTTCGTCGCGATAGATGATCGGGGATTCAATAACATTTACGCCGGAAGTGAACTCAAACAGGGTTCTGGCGTCGTTCTCGTACTGTTTTCCCCAGGCCAGCGCTTTAGCGTTAACTTCCGGAGCCACACCGGTGCAAACCTCAGCTAGCAGGGTGTGGAAGTAGGACATTTTCATGTCAGGCCACTTCTTTCCTGATCGGGGCTTTGCTATCACGTTGTGAACTTCTGAAGCGGTGATGACGCCGAGCCGTAATTTGTGCCATGCATCATCCCCCTGTTCGACAGCTCTCACGTCGATCCCGGTACGCTGCAGGATAATGTCCGGTGTCATGCTGCCACCTTCTGCTCAGTGGCTTTCTGTTTCAGGAATCCAAGAGCTTTCACTGCTTCGGCCTGTGTCAGTTCTGACGATGCGCGAATGTCGCGGCGAAATATCTGGGAACAGAGCGGCAATAAGTCGTCATCCCATGTTTTATCCAGGGCGATCAGCAGAGTGTTAATCTCCTGCATGGTTTCATCGTTAACCGGAGTGATGTCGCGTTCCGGCTGACGTTCTGCAGTGTATGCAGTATTTTCGACAATGCGCTCGGCTTCATCCTTGTCATAGATACCAGCAAATCCGAAGGCCAGACGGGCACACTGAATCATGGCTTTATGCCGTAACATCCGTTTGGGATGCGACTGCCACGGTCCGGTGATTTCTCTGCCTTCGCGGGTTTTGAATGGTTCGCGGCGGCATTCATCCATCCACTCGGTAACGCAGATCGGATGATTGCGGTCTTTGCGGTAAATCCGGCATGTGCAGGATTCGTTGTCCTGTTCAAAGTCCATGCCGTCAAACTGCTGGTTTTCGTTGATGATGCGGGACCAGCCATCAACGCCCACCACCGGAACGATGCCGTTCTGCTTATCAGGGAAGGCGTAAATTTCTTTCGTCCACGGATTAAGACCGTACTGGTTGGCGACGATCAGCAATGCGATGAACTGCGCATCGCTGGCATCACCTTTAAATGCCGTCTGGCGAAGAGTGGTGATCAGTTCCTGTGGGTCGACAGAATCCATGCCGACTCGTTCAGCCAGCTTCCCAGCCAGCGTTGCGAGTGCTGTACTCATCCGTTTTATACCTCTGAATCAATATCAACCTGGTGGTGAGCAATGGTTTCAACCATGTACCGGATGTGTTCTGCCATGCGCTCCTGAAACTCAACATCGTCATCAAACGCACGGGTAATGGCTTTTTTGCTGGCCCCGTGGCGTTGCAAATGATCGATGCATAGCGATTCAAACAGGTGCTGGGGCAGGCCTTTTTCCATGTCGTCTGCCAGTTCTGCCTCTTTCTCTTCTCGGGCGATCTGCTGGTAGTGACGCGCCCAGCTCTGAGCCTCAAGACGATCCTGAATGTAATAAGCGTTCATGGCTGAACTCCTGAAATAGCTGTGAAAATATCGCCCGCGAAATGCCAGGCTGATTAGGAAAACAGGAAAGGGGATTAGTGATTGAGGCCGTTACCGCGTCCGTCGAGAAAAACTTCCACGAGCAAATCACGGGTATAAGTGCGCTCGATGCCGCGATGCAGATAAAGCCGTCCGCGTAAATTAGCTGATGCAGTCCAGGTACCATCTTTGTGTTTGACCAGCATGCCTGGCATGACCGCACCGCGATTAACGGTCTGCGTTCCGTAATGTTGATGAACCATAAAAACTCCTGCCCGTAAGCTGGGCTGCTGAACATATAGAGACTTCTGCGCGTATTCAGGCGGTGGATGGCCGCCGGTTGTCATAACTAAGCCGCCTCGTTGAAGCGACTGAGGTATAAAGTGTTGAGTTGATTTCAGCTGGTCACACCGACGTTCACGCGTCCGCTTCACCCCTCGCACTCCCCGGAGCCTGCTGAAATTCAAGCTGCGGATCTAAGCGGTCATCGCAACAGTGAATCAGGTGGTTGCCGTATCGTTGTGTTGTTGCGATATGGTAATAATAGCTATTGCTATTGGTGACATCAATACTTATTGCTATTAATTAATGTGTTTTGATATCAAATGTTTGATAGCAAAAAGAATTTATTTTGTGACTTGCATCGCATAGCGATAACTGAAGCGAGGTTGTGGTGGTTTTTTGAACGGTGTGTGATGAGGGGAGGCAAAAAAAACCCGGCACGGTGGCCGGGTTAGTTGTGAGCATTAGGCTGCTGTGTTTAAAATAATACTTGCAGCTTGTTCTACAGAGTTTACAGCTGTAATAGATATATCGTAAGTATAAGCAAGATCTTGAAGTGCTAAGAAAGCACTCTTAATGGATGCAATGTTTTTATCAGTATAAGCAGGGTTATCATCCTCAGGTTTATAGATTATAAGTTTATGAGTATCGCGAGGGAATATATCGCCATGTTTTTTTATCATTGATAAATCAGAGATTTTTGCCTTTCCATCTTTTACTTGTTCGGTTAAGTTATGCGGAAGTAATTTTCCAGTGTTGATGGCCGCATGGTCGCTCAGATAAAATATCTTTGCAGGTCGATGCCCATCGCTAAAACTAAATTGTCGATTGAAGAATATATTTCTTCTGTTATCTTTATTTATGACAGCATCGAGTAGTTGCGTTGACCATCGATCTTTTTCCCTCGAATTACTAGAGCGTTTTTTTACATGATTATTTTCAATTTCTAGAAGCGAGGATAAGCTAGATGATAGAGCAACCGCCTGTCGCAATATACCTGTAACACTAGCAGACACGGCTTGTCGAGGAGTGCTCAATGTAATGCCTGAGATAGGAGGAACCCATCCGGAAAAATTTTTATTATTTTCAAGGTGATATTGAAGGCTGTTTGAAATAACCTCAATCATGCGATTGAAAGAAGACGCTCTGAATCCGTACATGGCTTCGATAACTTCTTTCCTTATTGCTGGCTTTACGAGAACATCTCCGTTGGACGTTACCACAGCGACTATGACAGTCAGTCTTTCACCCGAACCTACCATTGGCTCAAGATATACAGACGCCCAGCTACCTGTTGAGGTTGGCATCGCTGGTGCTGATTTCAAGAGTTGATCAAGGTTTAGCATTGTAATTTATCTGTGTCTGTTTCGGTTTTATCTGCTCATATAGTATGTCACCAAGTACCTCTATTCTAGCAGAAAGGAATGATAACATCTGGTTCTTGGGTTTAGTGTGAACACTGGCATAAATCTCTTCATCTAATTTTTCGATAGAATCTTGTTTACAAGATGATGCCCATGCTCGAGCATCATTTGCTGCCATTTGGATAGCAATTTCATTGTTGCGATCTATTAAGTCATTTGCAAGTTGAAGCAGTTGATTTGAATAGTAATCTATACCAGTTTGGTCTGGAGATAATCCAGGAGGGATTGCAGTTTCGTGATCAATCAGAATAAAGTCGTCACCATTAAATAGTAAATTTCCATTATGACGATCATCCATTGCAATCCATTCATCAAAATAGGCTGCTTTTTGCAATAGAGGCCATGATTCCAGTGCCTTAAGAACTCCAGAATCAGATGAATTGCTGATGAACTGCGTAAAGCTGGGGTAAGCGGTATCAATACTCCCAAAAAAAGGTTGGTTGTTATTATCAAATAGTAATACTGGTTCTGGAATCGGAAGAGAGAGCAACCTACCAAGTGCAGCACAAGTAATTTCGGTGGCGATACCTCTGTTTGAAAGTTGCTTCGCAAAAACAATGACTTCTTCTACATCTCCAGACTCAGACTGAAGAATTGCAGCACCTTTAATTGGGCGATGGTGTCCTTCTTCAATAACAATTCCGCCAGGAAGCAGTCTTCCTACTCTAATCACGGATATTACCTCAACTCAATCTATCGTAATGTATCAAAAAATTCTGTAACATTGCCTTTATGGGCTTTCAAAAAACTATCTATCAGTCCATGCTCAATTAAGCCATCGCGAATTACATTTTCATCCATGCTTTCTGTATGTCTGCGGCATGCTCCCAATAACCTTACCGAATATGAATACCCGGTTCATCTCATCTTTCTCGATCGGGTCCCACGGTGAGTAGCTTTTGTTATCAGAGATAACCAGCAGCTTATCCTTCATCATTTGCAGGCGCTTTACATGGGCTGTGTCGTCGTACAGAAACGCATAGATACCATCACCGTCGAAAGATTTAACCGTGATATCAACGAATAGAAGATCACCAGGTTCAATCGTTCCTGACATGCTGTCACCGCGTACGTTAATGATGCGGATATTTTCTGCCTTCCTACCATCGAACATGTGACGAGCATCGTCAAACGAGTACTCAACCGAGCGTAGAACTTCTACAAACTCACGGTTGATGACTCCCGGCCCGGCACTGACTTCTATATCAAGAACGTCAATCTTGAAGTATTTGGAGTGGTTGACAGCAGGCTTTCCTGATTGTTGACCGTCATTTCTCATCGGGCCTATGCCTGATGAAAGCCACTCTGTTCGAACACCCAATGCATTAGCTATTTCAACAATTTTTGTTGAGCCGCGCGCGTTGCCGCTTGTCAGTCTCCAGATAGTGGGTTGAGCTACGCCAGACGCCTTTGCAAGAGCGCCTTGAGACATTCCAGATTGTTCCATCGCTAGGTTTAAGCGATCAGCAAGAGTTTCTTTTTTCATAAGTTTTAATTTATACGCTTGCGTATTGATGGTCAAAACACGTTTTGCTATTGATTTTGGTTAATACGCATTGCTATTATTCATTCATTTCAATACCAATAGGAATTGATAATGACAAATAAAACCATTCAACTCGCAATCAGTATTACAGGTAGTCAAAAACGACTGGCAGATCTATGCGGTGTAGCCCAACCCACTGTTTGGCGTTGGCTACACGGTGGCGGAATTGATGCCCGCTATGTAATGAAAATTGTCTCAGCCACTGGTGGAAAGATTAAACCAGCAGATATTCGTCCCGACCTCGCACCATTGTTTAACGCGAGTAATTCTGCCGCCTAATCTGCGGCGTGAACTGATAAGGCAATGACTATGCAACCACTTACATACCAACAGACTAGCGGATTTAGCCCGACTGCGGTGATAAATCGTTCTCAAACAAAACAGGTGCCAGGCCACGAAAAAATCCGTGATGCCGTCCGCGCCTGGTCGGCTGTAGATAATCAGGATGTCGTTGCCACACTCATTGTGAATGAGTATCGGGAGCAGGGCGGCGGCACCATCGATTTCCCTGATGATGTCAGCCGTGCACGCCAGAAGCTGTTCCGCTTCCTCGATAACAAATTCGATTCTGAAAAATACCGAAATAACGTGCGTGAACTGACCCCGGCAATTCTGGCGGTACTACCGCTGGAATATCGCGGTTACCTGGTTGAGCAGGATAGCTTCATGGTTAGGTTGGCTGAAATGGAAAAGGAACTCAGTGAGGCAAAACAGGCTGTCATTCTCAACGCACCACGCCACCAGAAACTGAAGGAAATTAGTGAAGGTATTGTGTCGATGTTTCGTGTGGACCCAGATCTGGCTGGTCCATTGATGGCGATGGTTACTACCATGCTGGGGGCGATATGACAGGTTCAGAAATGGCGAAAGCCGGTCTGCTGGAACAGAACCGACTTTCAGGTGCAAATCGTAACACACTCATTGCGGGAGGAATTATGGCAAACACTGCTGAGATATTCAATTTTCCAGTGCCGGATGCGGCACAAAAGGAGCCGCGCGTGGCAGATCTCGATGATGGTTATACGCGCATTGCAAATGAGTTGCTGGAAGCTGTGATGCTGGCCGGATTAACACAGCACCAGCTTCTGGTCTTTCTGGCTGTCATGCGCAAAACATATGGCTTTAATAAAAAACTGGATTGGGTTAGCAACGAGCAACTTTCCGAATTAACCGGGATATTGCCGCACAAGTGTTCTGCTGCAAAAAGTGCTCTGGTAAAGCGTGGGATTTTTATTCAGAGCGGGCGGAATATAGGCATTAATAATGTGGTCAGTGAATGGTCAACATTACCCGAATCAGGTAAGAAAAATAAAGTTTACCTGAAAGAGGTAAATTTACCTGAATCAGGTAAGAAAAGTTTACCCAAATCAGGTAAAGGCACTTACCCGAATCAGGTAAACACAAAAGACAAACTAACAAAAGACAATATAAAACCTTATTCGTCCGAGAATTCTGGCGAATCCTCTGACCTGCCAGAAAACGACCTTCCTGTGGTGAAAGCGGATGCTGCGATTCAGAGCGGCAGCAAGTGGGGGACAGCAGAAGACCTGACCGCCGCAGAGTGGATGTTTGACATGGTGAAGACCATCGCGCCATCAGCCAGAAAACCGAATTTTGCAGGGTGGGCTAACGATATCCGTCTGATGCGTGAACGTGACGGCCGTAACCACCGCGACATGTGCGTGCTGTTCCGCTGGGCATGCCAGGACAACTTCTGGTCCGGTAACGTGCTGAGTCCGGCCAAACTCCGCGACAAGTGGACCCAGCTCGAAATCAACCGAAACAAGCAACAGGCTGGCGTGACAGCCGGCAAACCAAAACTCGACCTGACAAACACAGACTGGATTTACGGGGTGGATCTATGAAAAACATCGCCGCACAGATGATTAACTTTGACCGTGAGCAGATGCGCCGGATCGCCAACAACATGCCGGAACAGTACGACGAAAAGCCGCAGGTACAGCAGGTAGCGCAGATCATCAACGGTGTATTCAGCCAGTTGCTGGCAACTTTCCCTGCGAGCCTGGCTAACCGTGACCAGAACGAACTGAACGAAATTCGCCGCCAGTGGGTTCTGGCTTTCCGGGAAAACGGGATCACCACAATGGAACAGGTTAACGCTGGAATGCGCGTAGCCCGTCGGCAGAATCGACCATTCCTGCCATCACCCGGGCAGTTTGTCGCCTGGTGCCGGGAAGAAGCATCCGTTACCGCCGGGCTGCCAAACGCCAGCGAGCTGGTTGATATGGTTTACGAGTATTGCCGGAAGCGCGGGCTGTATCCGGATGCAGAGTCTTATCCGTGGAAATCAAACGCGCACTACTGGCTGGTTACCAACCTGTATCAGAACATGCGGGCCAATGCGTTGACTGACGCGGAATTACGGCGCAAGGCTGCCGATGAACTGTCCTGTATGACCGCACGAATTAACCGTGGTGAGGCTATACCTGAACCAGTAAAACAACTTCCTGTCATGGGCGGTAGACCACTTAACCGGGCTCAGGCTCTGGCGAAGATCGCAGAAATCAAAGCGAAGTTCGGACTGAAAGGAGCAACTGTATGACGGGCAAAGAGGCAATTATTCATTATCTGGAGACGCACAAGAGCTTCTGTGCGCCGGACGTTGCTGCGACAACAGGTGTGACATTAACCAGCATAAATAAGGCTGCGGCAAAAATGACGCGGGCAGGAATCCTGGTCATTGATGGTAAGGTCTGGCGAACGTTTGTTTAACGGTTAGCTACTCAGGATGATAGGGCGGGGCAAGTGAGTATGAAGCGGATTTTCAGGAATGCCATCAGAGTTTGGAAATAAAGTGGGTTTTCTAGTGGCAAGAGACTTGATAATATTTAGTTCTTTGAATCCAAGGAGATAGGGTTATGAGAAAATTTATTTTAGCCTTTGTTATAAGTGCCTCGTTTACAGCAAATGCTGGTGTAGAGAAGTTAGGGCCGTGGATAACAAAGTCTGAGATAAATAAAATGACTGACCAGACTGACTTTGTGGCTCTTAATTTATCACCAGATTCATATAACAAAGCAGGTACTGATCGTGCAACTTCACTGGTGTTGCGTTGTAGTGATAACAAAACAGATGCCTATTTATCATTCAATGATTATATGGGTTCGGACAACCCAAGAATTACAGTGCGGTTAGATGGCGGAAAGCCGGTCAAGAGTGTTTGGGGAGGTGGGGAAGGCGGTGATTCTGCATTTGCTCCACAACCAATACAATTTATAAAGACCTTGGCTAAGCATAAAAAAGCTATTTTTGGGTTTGAACCTTATGGATCAACTATGCAAGTAGTTGAGTTTGACTTGTCTGAGATTGATAAGGTTGTGGAAAAAATTTCACAGTCTTGCAATTGGAAATGACAAAAAAATTTCATATGAACCCAGTTGGCGCTGGGTTTTTTATTTCAGTAGCCAATAATGCATTCAAAATCTCTTACTTGAGAAACGGCCTATTTGAGATTTCAGTCGTGGCAGGATGATCAGTTGATTCGAGTATTGACGCATTTGCGTTCGGAGCGATTACAGTAGATTGTAAATAATAATGAGAAACACATAGCCACATAGCCACCCCGTGGTATTGAAACCATATAATGTTGGATTTGAAAACAGATCTTTTCCCATGTATTAATAACTACATCCCCGCGAGTAATTCAAAAAGGAGGGCCCAATTTTGTCCGAGTTTTTGTATTCCCCCGCATGCCGCTGCGGAGCACTACATCTGAGTGTCTGACTAGGGGATAAAATTAGACTGGATAGTGAGAAGAAAGTGGCGCGCTAGGCTGTGCCGAGTGCTACCAGTACACCTTGGGGGTGTGCAGCTTTCGCCGAGACTGTAGTGGGTATCGGTTAATGCACGAAAAACCGAGAGGTCAGACAACCAATTTGCCGTAGGATTGTTTCCGGTGCGATACCGGTCTACTAACTGAAAGCAATGCGAAAAAGCATAAACTCGGTCCTTCAGTCGCCCTACACACTATTTACTAAGAAGGGCTGAAGCATGGATACAATTATTACATGGATGGGAGATCGTCTGTTGGGGGGGACACAAAAATCCGATCTGCGGCAGATGGCGATCACTGGATTAACTTCCGCGATTTGTTCAACAATTTTGTACACTGAAAAATTAAAACATGGTGAGCCTATTAACCCAAACGAAGAAGAAAAACTTTATAGGCTTTGGTATGAAGGAAACGCTTGAAAGAATAAAGCACAATTAAAACCTTTGATTTGCGATAATCAACTTGCCATAATTAAGTAATCGGAGCCTGAACAACTCCGGTGACTTCTGCGCTAAACGGGGACGTTTATGCGCACATACAATCCAACCTCTCTTCTCCATTCACAGATGCAGAAATGCACCTGCGATATTTTGCATCCAGCGTTTGATCTCTGCGGAGGTGAAGCGTGAACCTCCCACAAGATGGTATCAAATTGCATCGCGGTAACTTCACCGCTATCGGTCGGCAGATCCAGCCTTATCTGGAGGACGGCAAATGCTTTCGTATGGTGCTTAAACCGTGGCGCGAGAGACGCAGTCTTTCCCAGAATGCACTCAGCCACATGTGGTACAGCGAAATCAGTGAATACCTCATCAGCAGGGGTAAAACGTTCGCCACTCCAGCTTGGGTAAAAGATGCTCTCAAACACACTTATCTCGGTTATGAAACCAAAGAACTGGTTGATGTCGTAACCGGTGAAATCACCACCATTCAGTCATTACGTCATACCTCCAATCTTGATACCGGAGAGATGTATGTCTTCCTGTGTAAGGTTGAAGCCTGGGCGATGAATATTGGCTGCCACCTGACTATTCCGCAGAGCTGCGAGTTCCAGCAGCTCCGCGACAAACAGGAGGCGTAATGGCTACACCGCTTATTCGTGTCATGAACGGACACATCTACAGAGTACCAAATCGTCGTAAGCGTAAACCGGAGCTGAAGCCTTCCGAAATACCAACACTGCTCGGATATACCGCCAGCCTGGTTGATAAAAAATGGTTGCGACTGGCAGCAAGGAGGAATCATGGCTGATTTGAGAAAAGCAGCGCGTAGTCGGGAATGCCAGGTAAGAATCCCTGGCGTATGTAATGGCAACCCTGAAACGTCTGTACTGGCACATATCCGGCTGACTGGATTGTGCGGCACCGGTACCAAACCGCCAGACCTGATTGCCACCATTGCATGTTCTGCCTGCCACGACGAAATCGACCGCCGCACACATTTTGTCGATGCTGCATATGCAAAAGAATGCGCGCTGGAAGGTATGGCGAGAACACAGGTTATCTGGCTGAAAGAGGGGGTTATTAAGGCGTGAATACCTACAGCATCACATTACCCTGGCCTCCGAGCAATAATCGCTATTACCGCCATAATCGCGGGCGCACGCACGTCAGCGCAGAGGGGCAGGCATACCGCGATAACGTCGCCCGAATCATTAAAAACGCAATGCTGGATATCGGCCTGGCTATGCCTGTGAAAATCCGCATTGAGTGCCACATGCCGGATCGCCGTCGCCGTGACCTGGATAATCTGCAAAAAGCCGCTTTTGACGCACTCACTAAAGCAGGTTTCTGGCTGGATGATGCTCAGGTCGTTGATTACCGCGTTGTGAAGATGCCTGTTACCAAAGGTGGGAGGCTGGAACTGACCATCACCGAAATGGGGAATGAATGATGTTTGAGTTTAATATGGCAGAACTTCTTCGCCACCGCTGGGGGCGTCTGCGCTTATATCGTTTCCCCGGTTCTGTTTTGACCGATTACCGAATACTGAAGAATTACGCCAAAACCCTGACAGGAGCAGGAGTATGAAGTCAGAGATAACAATCAACTAATACTGTTTCGTTGATTTTTGCTTGTAATTGGCGTTCTGGTCTGATTTTTGTGGAGTAAGTTGATGCGTGATATTCAGATGGTTCTTGAGCGTTGGGGAGCGTGGGCGGCTAATAATCATGAAGATGTGATCTGGTCGTCCATTGCCGCCGGTTTTAAGGGATTAATTACTTCAAAAGTAAAATCTCGCCCACAATGTTGTGACGATGACGCGATGATCATTTGCGGGTGCATGGCCCGTCTGAAAAAGAACAACAGCGATTTGCATGATTTATTGGTGGACTATTATGTCGGCGGCATGACTTTTATGGCGCTTGCACGTAAGCATGGGCGATCTGATTGTTGGGTTGGCAGGATGCTTCAGAAAGCTGAGGGCGTAGTGGAGGGTATGCTGATGGTGTTGGATCTCCGATTGGAGATGGATGCTGATTGTTCGAAATAATTAAAGGAAAAGTTGCTGTCTGATTGTCATTAGTCTAACATTTTAAATGTTGGAATCGCAACGTAGTTATTATCATATAACAGCTTGTTTCCTGATTTAGCCAGCCTCCCCAAAGGCTGGTTTTTTTCTAATAAGTATTATTTCGGGTAGGGATTTTATTGTTTAACCCATAATAATTCATTGACATTGAATCCCAACTTTTGAGCGGTTCGCACATAGTCTGCTTTTACTTTATCTGGAATAGTTGGGGTCCTTGCCAGAATCCATAGGTATTCTCTGTTCGGACCACTGACAAGAGCATACTTATACTCATCATCCAGTTTGATTACATTATAGCCACCATAGAAGGGGCCAAAAAACGAAACCTTCAATGCTGCAGTTTTAGTATCTCCAGTAAAGTATGCTTTACCTTCGCTCTCGCTCCATTTATTTTTCGTTGGATCGTATCCACGGTTAAGTACACGAATCCCTCCGTCGTTCCGTTTTCCATAAGTAGCGCTGACCTGTTCCAGACCACGTTCGAACCGGTTCTCGAGGCGAGCTATTTCATACCATTTTCCGAGGTAGCGGTTGGCGTCAAAATTTGTAATCGGCTGCACACCTTTAGGTGGTGTCGGGGCCTTACATGCTATAAGAGTGAAAGAGAGTGCAATGCCAGTCAACACAGGCCATAACTTCATAATAAATCCTGTACTTTTGATAGTTGAGAGTAAGTATGAAAGATAGATGATTACGACCGATCACTTAAAGAACTTTCATACTATATTAGGAATAGTCCATAACAGAAAAATTGTCAGTGATGACGCCAGAAAGGCAATTTATTCCGTGCACTACACAGTTTATGTGTTAATGAATTAGTCAAGGGGGAGAATATGATAAAAAAACCTGTGATTGGAATCAGCGGTTGTTTGGCCGGTTCTGCTGTTCGTTTTGATGGTGGTCACAAAAGAGCTGACTTTTTAATGGACAAATTAGTGGAATGGGTAACATTCAGACCAGTATGTCCGGAAATGGCTATAGGGCTGCCAGTTCCGCGTCCTGCTCTACGTCTTGTGCGCTCGACGCAAGGAAATATACGGATGTGTTTCAGCCACGACCAGAATGAGGATGTGACAGAGAGAATGACAGAGTTTAGTCGTTCTTATATGGACAAATTAAAGGATGTATCGGGGTTTGTGGTTTGTGCTAAATCTCCCAGCTGTGGCATGGAGCGCGTGCGTGTCTATGATGAAAATGGTAATCGAGGTCGTAAAGATGGAGTGGGACTATTTACGAGCACTTTGATGGAAAAGTTTTCCTGGCTACCGGTTGAAGAGGATGGGCGATTACATGATCCAGTGCTTCGTGAGAATTTTGTTGAAAGAGTTTTTGCTTTGCATGAGCTCAATCACCTTTACAAGGAGAAATTATCAAGAAGAGAGTTATTAGCTTTTCATAGTCGTTATAAGCTTCAGTTGTTGGCGCATAGTCAGGCAGGCTATAAAGATATGGGACCATTTGTGGCTGCAATACACGAGTGGGCGGACCTTGAATCATACTTTGAGGTGTATCGTGATAAGCTGATGGCGATTCTCAGAAAACCTGCATCACGTAAAAATCACACGAATGTGCTGATGCATATACAGGGGTATTTTAGTAACTACTTAAGTACACGCCAGCGTAAAGAGTTGAGCGAGGTTATACTTAACTATCGTTCTGGCACATTACCTCTTCTTGCGCCGTTGACTCTGCTGAAGCATTATCTGGGTGAGTATCCTAATGATTACTTGCTTACACAGAATTACTTCGATCCCTATCCGGACGAACTGGCTCTAAGACTGATGGTAAATTAATTGTATGCGATATCATCCAAAAGGATGAGTTCCTGCATGCAGGATATTTACAATCGTAAAAACTACACTATGATACCCAGAGTGTCAGTTTGTATAAAAACTCTGTTTACGCTGAAGAAACAATTGAGATGCAACTTAAAGTTAGTAAACATGCCAGTCAAAATATATAATATTATGATTCCACGCAGCTATATATAATATAACAGATTGGTTTAATAATTTGTCTTTGTGAGTTAAATACATAATTTTATACTTGTGATGCAATGAAATTTTCCTTATTGTTGAACTGGCGAATATTGATTTTCCACCTATACTTACCTGGTGTAACCCCAATGATATCAGGTGGATAATATGCTATACATATGTTCTATCATTTTGGTGTTGAACTCGTTTGATGTCCGAATTGGTAAAGAAGATATTTTGTTTAAAAAAGGAAGTGCTGTTCTCATTGATTACAATTTAAAAGATTTTTTTTCATCAAATATAGATCATGTAATGATCGTAGATGTTGAAGAAAAAACAGTTAATGATTTCTTTAAAAGCAACACACTCTCACCTTTTTCTGTAAGAAGGTTTTATCCGGCATACTTGATGGTGGAATGTGAAGATTTTTCATTGTTAAAGAACTTGATTGCATGCTTGAATTGTGATGGCAGAACTGTGGATTTTGTTAGAAATCAAATATCACTTGCATGTCTTGCTATCTTATCTTCAGAGAAAATAGTGCAAAGTTTTTTATTTGGATGTCTTAATAGTTTAGGAAGTAAAGTTAAGGCTATTATTCACACGGATATATCTGCAGCATGGAGACTTTGTGATATATCTTCAAGACTGTATCTGAGTGAAAGTCTGTTAAAAAGAAAATTAAAGCACGAAGGCTTATCATTTAGTAAGTTAATTCTTGAAGAGCGAATGGTGATGGCGGAAAGGTTATTAAACTACAATTTATATTCTGTTGGAAAAGTTGCTGAGATATGCGGTTATGAAAACACGTCATATTTTGTAAGTGTTTTCAGAAGGTATTTTGGTGTTCCTCCCCATCAATATTCATCAAGATTTTTTTTAGAAAAAGACATGATGTAACGTGATGCGTTTTAATGATTTTGTAATTTTCGTATTTGATAATTGTATGATGCTTTCAGCTACGCCAGAATAATCGCGGCGTTTTTCTTTTTGAATAGATGTTCAAGCCTTACGCTAATGTAACTTCTATACCTTTCCTCTTCGTTCCGAACCGTGTACACCATCCGTTATTTGCGGAGGTGAGGCTATGAAATCCATGGATAAGTTAACAACGGGCATTGCCTACGGCACCTCAGCAGGTAGTGCCGGGTACTGGTTTTTACAGCTGCTCGATAAAGTCACGCCCTCACAGTGGGCAGCAATAGGTGTGCTGGGTAGCTTGGTATTTGGCCTGCTGACGTACCTGACAAACCTTTATTTCAAGATTAAAGAAGATAAGCGCAAGGCTGCGAGAGGTGAATAATGCCTCCATCATTACGAAAAGCCGTTGCTGCTGCTATTGGTGGCGGAGCAATTGCTATAGCATCAGTGTTAATCACTGGCCCAAGTGGTAACGATGGTCTGGAAGGTGTCAGCTACATACCATACAAAGATATCGTTGGCGTATGGACTGTATGTCACGGGCATACAGGAAAAGACATCATTCCCGGTAAAACGTATACCGAAGCAGAATGCAAAGCCCTCCTGAATAAAGACCTTGCCACGGTAGCCAGACAAATTAACCCGTACATCAAAGTCGATATACCGGAAACAACGCGCGGCGCTCTTTACTCGTTCGTCTATAACGTGGGCGCAGGCAATTTCAGAACATCTACTCTTCTTCGCAAAATAAACCAGGGCGATATCAAGGGCGCATGTGACCAGCTACGTCGCTGGGCATACGCTGGCGGTAAGCAATGGAAAGGCCTGATGACTCGTCGTGAGATTGAGCGTGAGGTCTGTTTGTGGGGGCAACAATGAGCAGGGTAACCGCGATTATCTCCGCTCTGGTTATCTGCATCATCGTCTGCCTGTCATGGGCTGTTAATCATTACCGTGATAATGCAATCGCCTACAAAGAACAGCGCGATAACAAGGCCAGTGAACTGGAGAAGGCGAACGCCACCATTACTGACATGCAGCAGCGCCAGCGTGATGCTGATGCACTCGATGATAAATACACGAAGGAGTTAGCTGATGCGAAAGCTGAAAATGATGCTCTTCGGCGCAAGCTTGATAATGGTGGTCGGGTGCTCGTCAAAGGAAAATGCCCTGTGCCATCCTCAGCCGAAACCTCCAGCGCCTCCGGCATGGGCAATGATGCCACCGTCGAACTCTCTCCAGTTGCTGGACGAAACGTTCTCGGTATCCGGGACGGAATTATCCGCGACCAAACAGCACTGAGAACGCTTCAGGAATACATCAGGACGCAATGCCTTCGATGATAGCGATAATTTTACTCATCATCCTTCACATCTGGCTCTGTAGACAGGGTGGTGCTCACTTCTGGAGTGAATCCAGATTAAACATCTCATTGCTGATGCTTGATATTGAGCATTTTGCGCGCGGTAAGGGGCTGCGTTGAGATAAGAACCAGTCATTACAAATACCAGGATTTAGCCTCGCATTCGCGGGGCTTTTTATTGCCATTACAAAAGCCACTTCCTACAGAGTGGCTTTGATAATGGTTTATACCCTACACGGGATAACTTAACTGATATCCCTTTTAAAGGATAAAGGTATTCAAGCCTGACACATCATGCGCTGTATCGTCGCCGTATTCCCGTATTAACAGAGACCGTAGCCCGACGGGGAACTCCTTCTGCGCGAGTGTGCGGGAATAATCAAAAACGATGCACACCGGGGTTACCGGGTACACATATTTCATCATGCCAGCGAGTCCGGTTCTGGCACGGAAGAAACCGGACGTTATGATTTAGTGCGGAAATATTTGTGTAGTGTTCTGAATGTTCTCAGTAAAGAGTAATGAATTATCAAAGGTATAGTAATACCTTTTGTTTTCGTGGATATTTGTAATCCATCTGAAAACCCCTGCTGTAGCAAGATTTTTCCTGTATTCGTAAAATGATAACTCTCCTGATTTGAATCCTTTTAAGGTGGCTTCTATAAGGCATTTATTTTTTGAAAATCTTACATTTACAACCTTACCCTGTCCTTTTATTAAAACCGTATTATCGTTTTCAAGAACAAGATGAATATTCTCTGTAGCTAAATAGTAAATGTAATGTGAGACATTGTGACGTTTTAGTTCAGAATAAAACCAGTGATAGTTTAAATTATTTCGCACTTTATCGAATATTTGTTTAAAAATGGCAACCTGAGCCATTGTAGTACCTTCCATGTGATATGAGGGGCGTAGTCTGCACGATTATCTAAATTGCTTCAATCTGGTCTGACCTGTTTTCTGAGCAATTCAGTAATGTCACTCTTTTCTTTGTTTGCTTCAGAAGAAACTCTTTTTTCTGAGCACAGTCTCCGGCGGCAGGCTTCAATGACCCAGGCTGAGAAATTCCCGGACCCTTTTTGCTCAAGAGCGATGTTAATTTGTTCAATCATTTGGTTAGGAAAGCGGATGTTGCGGGTTGTTGTTCTGCGGGTTCTGTTCTTCGTTGACATGAGGTTGCCCCGTATTCAGTGTCGCTGATTTGTATTGTCTGAAGTTGTTTTTACGTTAAGTTGATGCAGATCAATTAATACGATACCTGCGTCATAATTGATTATTTGACGTGGTTTGATGGCCTCCACGCACGTTGTGATATGTAGATGATAATCATTATCACTTTACGGGTCCTTTCCGGTGATCCGACAGGTTACGGGGCGGCGACCTCGCGGGTTTTCGCTATTTATGACAATTTTCCGGTTTAAGGCGTTTCCGTTCTTCTTCGCCGTAACCTAATGTTTTTATTTAAAACACCCCCTGAAAAGAAAGGAAACGACAGGTGCTGAAAACGGGCTTTTTGGCCTCTGTCGTTTCCTTTCTCTGTTTTTGTCCGTGGAATGAACAATGGAAGTCAACAAAAAGCAGCTGGCTGACATTTTCGGTGCGAGTATCCGTACCATTCAGAACTGGCAGGAACAGGGAATGCCCGTTCTGCGAGGCGGTGGC